GTATGCCTGTCGCTTTAGAACGCAAACTCAAAAAGGAAGCCAGCAAGAAAGGCTTCACGGGAGAAAAGAAAGATGCCTACGTATACGGCACCCTTCGTAAAACCGGCTGGAAACCAGACCGGGAAAAGAAAATGAATACTACATCCAAACTTGTCCGCCTGAGCGAACTAAACCATAATCTCGGCTCAGTCATCGAATTTGCATATGATTACGAGGAGCCTAAGACATCTCGCCTCGCTGGTGCGGCGGCGCTTGGTGTCCTTCCTGGGGCAGGTATTGGTGGATATCTCGGCCATAAAGCCATACAGGGGTCCGGTGGATATGGGGCGAATTGGGCTGCCGGAAGATCTGCCTTCTCTCGTGGGGTGCGTGGTACGGGCCTACAGGGAATCGCTAAGGGCCCAGGACGATCGATTGGTCAAGGATTGGGGATGGCACTTTCTAAGCTAAAGACGATCCTTCCTAGTCTGAAGCTCAACTCCAAGGAGAAAACCATCCAGTTCGACGAGCATATCCTGAAGCCATTCTCTGATGGAGCAGTTCCAAATAGTAAAATCATCCAGGAAGAATTCCCTGCCGATTTATCACCGGCTGCCGTGTTGAAGTTTCCATTTCCCAAACTAATGAGGTATTTGAATCGGCCGAATCAACTTCAACAGCAGTATTCCGGATTTTCCAAACGGGAGAAGCTCATTGAATTGAAGGCTAAAGTGGAAAACCTGGTCCATGGATCTTGATGCTGGAACATCCTACAATGCTGCCCCGACAGCCATTCAGAAACTGCTCGCTAAAGTGAAAGCACGAAAGAAAGCAGCTGGAGAAACCGATACGAATCAATTATCTGCCAGACTGGATGATCTGATCGAGTTTGGCAGGGGAGACTGGGTTCGCAAGCTTGCCCCCTCCGGATCAAAACTCTCCGCTGTTAATAAAGCGATCATACAGAAAGATATCAAAGCGTTCAAAAAAGCCACCAGGCCTGAAGTAAATCGTTTAATGAAGGTCAATCCTCCGCCATCAAGGAAGGTTTTCAGGGAAGGGATGAAGGAGGTTGTTGATTTTGCACCCACGAGATCAAATCTCATGAAAGTAGGCAGGGGCCTTGGAGCTGATGCTGCCAGACTGATCAGGCAGGGCAAGGGCTCCCAAATGAGTGAAAGGCTTCTTAAAAAGATGATGAAGAAGCGTGGGGTAAATCCCAATGGTCCAGGCGTGGGTCTCGGACTAGCAATTGCTGGATTATCATCCAACCTGGATGATCTGATCGAGCTTGCATGGAAGGTTCCAATCAAAGGCGGAGGAGTAAGAATCTTCCCACGCAAGGGTGTAAGGTCCGTTGGTAGTTCCCCGCTCGGGCTAGCTGTACGAAAACGCCAGAGCGAGGCGGCTGAATACAAAAGTATCATTCGTGGTATCCAGGATGCAGGGAAAAGAATGGAGAACTATAAGTTTGTGTCAGGAAAACTGGACGAATTGATTGAATTCCAAACTGATCCACGACCGCGTAATCCTCTCGGAGAGTTTACTGGACAGGAAGAAGGTGGACCTGATCCAAATGCCATGGTCAAAACCTACAGGATCGCACCAAATCAACCAGGAATGGCACCAAATAAAAGTGGACCAGGAATCCTCGGAGCTGGTGGACTAACTGTGCTCGGTGGTGCTGGTGGCGCGATTGGTGGAAAGCTCGGAGGAGCAGCATGGGATAAAATCGGATCAGCTTTAAAGAAGGTCAGAAAGAAATAAAGGAGAACATATGCAAAACTTAGGGTTAGTACTATTAGCGTTTAGTTTCGTTTGTTTCGTCATTGCCTGCTTCCAGATTGGTGATCCGATCTGGAGAAAACTTATTGCGGCCGGATTAGCATTTCTGGTAGCTGCCAATCTCTTTGGCGGTCTCGCAGCCATGCATTTTTTGGGGCGCTAATTTGGACCGATTTTGGACCTAAATTTTTGCCACTTACCTAGGCAAACCCTAAAATTAAAGGGGTAATATTACCCCTTTTCCGGCATGGAATCCGATCTCTCCGAAACCCTGGATAAGATCCTTGAATTTCGCCATAGAGAGATCGGATATCCAAAAGATCACGTTCCAGCATTACGCGTTCCAGTCGGTGGATCATGCTGTGCAAATTGCCGGTTCGTGAGCGAAGACAAGAAATGCTGCAGTAACCGTTACTTTAATCGCTGGAATGGAAGCGATACACTTCCATGGCCGGCAGATAGATATTGCTCGGACTGGTGGGAGCCCTGCCACTAATTATCGAGGGGCTTTAGCAGCCAGCCAGTCAGGTATAGGTTCCCCAGGCTGGCAATGCTTTTGAACCTCCTTCTGCCATTCTTTTTCAGAAAGATTATCATCGGATTGCTCCGGTGAAGATTCAGGTTCCGTGACTATAACTTTTGTGGTTGGTAGTTTACGTGTTTTTAGGCCCGTTTTCTTTTTCATACACTACAGGAACATTCTTATGTCAATCCAGTAAGGTGGGGAGGAGCCCTTCCCGTTTGAAACAACCTAACCTCATTTTTATTTAACGGAGGCTCCTCCCACCCGTTGACAATCTGGCATGCAGCATGCCGAACGAAAGTGAAATCTGTTTTAAAAGCGAGGATCTTTTTACTGGAACAACCGGAACGATCGATCGTCAAAATGCCGTAATCCGTGGAGTCAGTGTTATCACTGGTGGATTGACTGCTGAAGGTCATAACCTGGAGGTTGATGACACGCTCTTAAACCAAATCCAGGCGTCAGCGAAAGAACGCGGGAAAGTGGCCGTATGCCTGGATCATGGTAGCGGAGTCAAAGACCTCAATGGTTACCTGACTGGTTTCCGAAGAGACGGAGACAAACTACGTGCTGATTGGCATCTCCTGAAAAGCCACGACGAAACTCCCAAGCTCCTGGAACGTGCGGAAGTAATGCCTACCTGTTTCGGTATGTCCACAGCGTTTAAGCCACCCAAAGGGAATATGAATGGTGAGCCATTGGGCAATGGGAAATTTGCTGCTCGATGCGAACGATTAATGAGTGTTGATTGCGTCATCCGACCTGCGGCTAATGCCGGTCTTTTCTCTGTCCCTGAAGTTGACAGTTCTCAAATTGGCATGGCCAAAGAAAAGCAGGAAGCACAAGAACAGGTGGCAGACCCTGAACCGACACTACAGGATGTAATGGCCGCCCTTAATCAGCTCAACGAACGAATTGAGCAGCACGAACAAGTTTTGAACGAGAACTTTGGAGGACAGAATGAACCTTCATTGCAAGATCTCGTGGAAGCAAGCGATGAAGATCTGGCCCAGCTTGGACTTACTCGCGCCGAAGTCGACGCCGCAGTCCAGGAAGTTCTCGCCGGCATGGAAGGTGAGCAATCCCAAGTCCAAGGCCAGGAACAAGCTCAAGTCCAAGGTGAACCTGCCGGTGTTGTAGCAGGAGTAGCTGGTGAAGCCGTAGGTGGAACCAGTGGTGCTGCGAACTTTGCCGCTCTACAGAAGGAAGTTATTCAACTCAAGAATAAGCAAGCCCTCAAAGAGCTACAGGCCAAACGGGATGCAGAAGAGATCGAACTTAAATCCATCGAGGAAAAAGTTATGATCCTGGCAGAGCAGAGAGACAAAGCCATTAAACTGGCCGAGGGGTACAAAGCAGAAAATGATGCCCTACGCCTGGCTAACAAGACCGGAACCCGCCCTGTTCGGGCTGGTGTAGATAACGGCATGCGACTTTTTAGTGCTAATGACAATGGTCAACTCCATGAGTTCCAGGTCAGAGTCCAGCAATACAAAACAAGCGGGAAGACGGAGGGTGAAGCCATCCTGCTTGCACAGAAAGAAAACCCCGCCCTGCACGCGGACTGGCTTCAGTCCTTGAAAAACAAACCGGCTACGGCGGCCTAATAATTCCCCCCAGAACAAATGAATACCAATAATGTAATTAGTCTTAAAGCAGCTGGTGACCTGACAGGTCAGGAGTACAAGGTCATTAAACTGACCTCGACCGGAGCTGATATCGCAACTTCATCCGACGGTGCGGTCATGATCGGAACAATGATCCGGGCCATGCCCAAGCAGGAAGACGGCGTATACCTCGGAAAGGCTATTGCTGTGTTCCGTCGGTATGCTGGAGTCCATTATGCAATGATCGGTGCATCGAGTGCTGCAGTAGCCGCAGGTGCAACCCTGGCATTGGATGCAGCGAACGCAGGAATGTTGGTCCCCAGTGGATCTAATGTGGTCGCAGTCTCAGTAGACGCTTTTACGGCTGCAAGCGGAGCAATTGTCCGAGTGATCTTCGTATAATAAATACCCCCAGAGCTTATGTTTAATACAACTGACAGTGTACCAAGGGCAGACATCAGCACAGTGTTGATGGAAGCAGTTGCCCAGGAAAAACTCTACATCGGACAACTGATTTACCCAACCTATCCCAGTGGACGTGAAGTAGGTCGTTATCCTAAATTCCGTATCGGTGCTGCAGAGCTCCTGAAAGCGGGAACTGGCTACGGCTCCACCAAACGGAATGAGACCGGCACCTACAACGAACTCACTCGTAAATTCGAGTGGGACAGCTACCAGACCGAAGAGTTCGGTTTGGAAGAGCGCGTTGATGATGTCGTAGCTCGCCGGATGGAAAGTTTCTTCGACGCTGAGGTTATCACCTCCAAGCTGTTGATGAACTCACTGATGTTGGATTACGAGCTTGAGATTGCTACGACCCTTTACAATTCCTCCACTTTCACGGCTACCAACTCAACCGTAGCCTACACGGAAGCCAATATCGCCACGTTCGATGTTCCTCTGGATATGAATGCGGCAATCGAGCACATGA